AACACCCGTTAGATTCTTTACAACTGGAATATCAAACCCAATTATATTATGCCCAACTAACTTGTCAGCATCCTTCAGTATTTCAAGACCTTCTTCTAGGCTGTCGCCATAGTAAGAGTTCAATTCTTCTGTATGAATATCACATGTACTAATACACCAGATTTTAGTAGCGTCTAGCCCATCAGTTTCTATGTCAAAAACTAAAGAACTCATAGTTCATCTCCATCGTATTGATAATCTTCTGCATCTACTTCACTGAGTCTACCTGTCTCCTGATTGTATAGCAAGTGAGTAGCTATCCCCACATCACCAGTATACCTAGATTTTAAAACTCTTACGTGAGTAGTCTGCGATTCAATAGCATCATCAGACTGTTGGTTACGCTCTAAAGCTATGACGCAATCAGACAACTGAGCGATAGATTGAGAGCCTCTGAGGTGGTTAAGACCCACAGTAACCCCGTTCTCGTGTCCTCTGTTGCCCTCTACCCTACGCAAATGGGAGACTAGTATCATCCCAACCCCTGTTTCTTCAACGATGCAGCGTAGCTTAGTCATAATGCTATCAATAGTACGGCGCTCGTCACCCTCTGTTGAGGAGGACACAAGCATATGTAAGTGGTCAACGACCACCCACTTGCAGTCACAGCCTATAATCATAAACCTAATCTTACTAAAGATTTCGTCTATATCATTAGCGCCAAAGTGAGCATGTATCCACACCCTGCCGTTGTCGTATATCTTACTATAGATTTCATCCAAGTATTTCTGATCATAGCTATCTCTGATATGGTCTACATACAGTCTGTCATTCGCCTCTATAGACATGAGACAGTCAAGAGTTCTAAGGTCATGCTCTTCTAGAGCCACGATACCTATGTTGTCTTCTGTATTATTAATCAACCAGTGTTCTAGTTCTCTAGTGATAGAGGATTTACCAAGGCCAGTGCCGCCTGTAAGAGTCATCAACTCCCCCTGCCTCAAGCCGTACAGTTTCTTGTTCAAACCCTCCCAAGGATAGGGAACCGAGTCTTTCTTTTCTCTATTAAAATATTTATCTTTTAAATCTCTAGCATTGACAACACCACTGGGCGTATAAATCTTGGCGTTCCACCACGCCGTAACATACCCATGTTTGTTGCCTTTCTTTATCATGTCATTGGCATCTTTAAAATCATCTGCAAGATGCACTATCTTTGCTTTGCCGGGAGTCAAGAGCATCGCCACTTTTTTAGCTGCATCTCTTCCGGGCTTATCATTATCAAAGTTAATGACTACGCATTGAAACTTCTCAAGAAATTCTATTGAGTTCTTTACATCCTTAACAGCCGCCGCAGCTCCATTCTTTATAGAGACTACAGGCCACTTAGAACCTAGCATTTCATAGGAAGCCATTGCGTCACACTCGCCTTCAACAATGGTTATATACTTACCTCCTGATTGGAATAGCTGCTCACCAAACAAGCCGCTACCTGCACCACTGCCTTTCCAAGTGAACATCTTATTTTGTTCCCTGACTTTATAACCTACAATTTCATTGGCTATATAGTAAGGATACAGATGCTTAATGATCTGCCCCTTGGAATCCTTTACAGCTTTGACACCATACTTCTTAGCTGAATCTAAGGATATACCCCTATCAGATAGAGCTAAGAATTCTCCTTCTGCATTGTTCATAGCATTATTTCTATAAGGTTGTATGTCTACAGGTTTAGATACACTCAGCGGTGCATCACATTCCTTATCATAATCTTTCATAGTTGTAGAGCAACTAAAACAATAGGCAGAACGATCCTCGTGCATAGATACTGGGTCGCTACCCCCGCAGTGTGGACAGGGTAATTTAAATTTAACAAACTGTTTGTGTTTAAAATCAGGCATACTAATCCTCCTTATACGCCTCGTTTATATCTGGAGTTGACGGATCATCAGCTATGTATTGCCCTCCTTTTGTCCTCGCTCTAAGCGGTACAATTAAAGTAGCTTCTGTACATTCAACACTTTGAAGAGATGCGTGTAAAGAAGAGATGGCTCCCTTTCTAATAAGCATTTCTGCAGTTAAATCTTTCAGTTCTTGTATAGCTTTCTGAGCTACTGTGTAATGTAGTTTACCTTCAGCACTGAAAAGGGAGACATTATAGTCCCCCTCCTCAGTCCGAAAGATTATCTTTCCTTTCGGAGTTTCACTCATAACTCATCGTCCTCTGCTAGTGATTCTTCTACATCAAACTCATCACCTGCTTGATTGAAAGAGACAAGATCAAGTATCTGTACAGCCTGTAGATCAAGACCACGAAAGGTTTCGCCTTGTCTTACAACTTCCCACTCTTTGTACTGAACTTTACCTATAGTCCCATTACCTACAGACACATCTACTTCATTCTTAGACTTATCAAAAAGTTTAGGTGCTGCCCTTGTCATTCCATTAGGGCCACCAACTTTACGCTTGATAACAATTGCTGGGCCTTCGTCCATTTCTTTGATACGGAAACCCCTAGTTTTAAAATCAGCAGCAGTCTCCTCATCTAGAATAACATTGACAGAATACACTGGCTCGTAAGTAGTGTTAGGATTAGTGATTGATGCCCAGTAAAGTGGGCCTTGTAATACAGACATAGTATACCTCCAAAGGTATGTTATTAATAATAAGTTTATAAACGATTAAGCTTTTGCTGCACAATGCTTTGTCCAACCATCTAATATATATCTTAAACCTTGTGACTTAGTTAAGTTGATTCCAAGGTCATTAGACACCCATGATATAGCATCGTCAAGTTGAGTTGCATTTTCTCTACTGATTGTGACATTAACTACTTTGTTACGCTGACTTAGTTTAGTCTTCTTAGCGTTATCAAACCTCTCTATTTTTTCTGCATCTGTGAGATGCAATGGGGGTCTTCCAAGTGTGTTGCCTCTGATTCCTTCTGTCATGATCTTTCCTCTTATTTAAATTTACTTACAGTTAAGTGACATCCTTGTCTGGTTTTCCTTTAACTAATCTAAGTATAACCTAGACTTGTTAAATTTGCTAATGTTAATTTACATCTTTATAAAATACATGCTTCTCAATCTTAGTTGTTATCTCTCCTGTATAGGCCCACTCAGGGTATACAGTAGTAGAATGGTAGTGTGTTGCTCCTTTAGTTTTATCTGGTACATGCTTACTTAGTTCCACTATGTACAGTGCATTATACCAAGCTTGCTTGTCTCTAGGGTTATCTGATTTACCATCACACCAAAAACTAAACTGACATTTATCCCTGATAGGATAGTTGTTCCAGTAGTATCCTTGTTTAACAACATCACATGCAGTGTCAGGATAACGTGAGTCTTTGATTCTGTTCTGTATCACATGAGCCACTGCTATTTGACCAGCACTAGGCTCTCCTCTTGCTTCAAAGTAAACTGCAACTGCCACACACATTAATGAAGTAAACATAATCCACTCCTTAATCTTTTATTTCTTTTTTCTTTTCTTCATAATGGTAAACGATTAACATAATAGCCTGTATATATTCTGCATCATTTTTATTATCCCATGCAACACCTGCTACATCGTCAAGTATGCTTTTTAAATCTTTATAAGTCTCTATAGTAATCATTATTTTTCCTTAGTTAGTTCTTCAGATATTAGTCTATCTCTTTCTGAGTCAGCCATAAACTCAGCCCATTCCTGCTTGTATTCTGCTGAGTTTCTGTAGTCTTCTTCAGACTCTAGCATATATTCTTCTAAGTCTACTGTCACTCTGTCTCTTGCAATCATTACTTTCTTCCTTTTGCTTTACCTAAAGCCACTTGTCTTTTAGTACTCTTTTCTTTTACACCAAATGTACAGGGAGTACAGTGTTGTATCTGACCTCCAGAATTTATATAAGCTTGCACATGCTGACCTATGTTTTCTTTTAATTCTATTCTTTTTTCTACGGACATTACATCTTTTATTATTCTCTTTCTAAACATAAATGCTTCGTTTGTACTATGCATTGTCTTGCTCCTAAATAATATTGTATACTGGTTTGTTGTTTGCAAATATCCCATGCTGTTCTGCTATGGCCTGCCCTATTCCCTCATAAGTTTT